CGCGCCTGGCTACCAATTGCTACTCCAAGAAGGTGGAGGGCGAGAAGCACGGCGAGCTGGATTTGATCGACGACATGCTGACGCACGGGCCGCCGGTGCTCGACGTGTCGAAGCCGAGGAGGATATTCTGATACATGGCTTCCCAGTTCACTGCGGCGCGCCAAGTGTATCTCAGGACGGCGTTCCTGGTGGCTAAGAACAGCCCGGCGGCGTGGATCGACTTCATTGAAGCACTTAAACTCTATGTGGCATCCGAGCTGGAGAGGTCGACGACGGCGCCGAGTGCTGAGGCCCAGGTCGCCTTGGGGATGAACAGGCGCTTGCTGGAGATGCGCGACGACTTCGTCAATATCGAGGAAAAGGGTGGAAAGTAAGATGGTCGAGGCGCATGAGTCGGTAGGAGGCTCGACGAAGCGGGGCAAGCCTGACCCCAATGTCGTGGTGCCGCCTGCGGTCAAGAAGGCGGCCGAGCGGTCGGAGGAGTTGATCAGGCAGGCCAAGGAGGCAAAGGCGGCGAGCGATGCCGCTGGCGGTTCCGAGCCTGCCTTGCAGCCTGGCGCCGTATCGCCGCCTCCGCCTCCTGGGTCCGGCGTCCAGATGACCAACTTTAATCCGGCCAATCCCGAGCCGCCGCAGGTCCCCGATAATGTGCCTGCAAGGACAGAAGCCGATCCCAACTGGGAGCACCAGTTCAACTCGCTGAAGGGGCGCTACGATCGTGAGCAGGAGAACAATCGTCGCATTGCCCGGCAACTTGCCGACATGCAGCATCTGGTGGCTTCGATGAACTCGGCACCTCCTCAGCAACAGCCGCAACAACAGAATTCCGGCGTGCGCTTCGACGCTCCCGCGTCAACTCCTCGCTATGTCACCCCGCAGGAGGTGAAGGAATACGGCGAGGAGCTGATGGACGTGGTCGGCCGCCGGGCACGTGAAGTCTACGAGCCGATCCTGGCGCAGTTGACCAATGAGCTGAATACAGTTAGACAACAAGTGGGCGGAGTTCGTAACTCCGTCTCCTACGACGCCAGTGTCAAGATGTATGAAGGCTTAGCAAAGGAGGTGCCGGACTGGGAAAACATCAACAACAGCCCCGAGTTTGGCCGCTGGTTGGATCAACCCGATCCGCTGACGGGCCAGATTCGACGTAATATCCTGGCTTACTCACACCGCAACAATATGACTTCGAACGTGGTTGCGGCGTTCAAAGGCTTCCTATCCGATCAGGCGTCTTTCAGCCCTTCGAACGCTGGGACGGCTCCGGGCAATGGGGCAGACGGTTACTCTCAGAGTAATGCCGTCGCCTCCACCCCGCAAGTCGATCTCAAGAAGTTCGCAGCGCCAGGACGAGCGAAGACAGGGCAAACGCAAGTCTCCCCTGAGAAGCCGATCTTCAGTGCGGCGGATATCAGCCAATTCTACCGCGACAAGACGGCGGGCAAATATGCAGGGCGCGAGGCGGAAGCCGATGCCCTGGAACGCTCACTCTATGAAGCGGGACGAGAGGGACGAATTCGCCGTTAGGGTCAATCGAGCCTAATGGAGATGTAAAATGGCTCTCGGACTTGCGGGTGCGGCAACCACCCCACCCATATACCCCCCTGGTAGCACGTCTACCGACTATGTAGCTGCTGGTTTCATTCCCGAAATCTGGTCGGGCAAGTTGATCGAGAAGTTCTACGCCGCCACGGTTCTGGCAGCGATCAGCAACACCGACTACGAGGGTGAGATCAAGAGCTACGGCGACCGGGTCAAGATTCGCACCAAGCCGACCCTGGTCATCAACAATTACCTGGTCAACGGCGACTTGGCACTTCAGCGGCCCGCCGGCTCCAGCGTGGAGCTGACCATTGACCAGGGAAAGTATTTCGCCGCCATTCTCGACGACGTGATCGAGAAGCAGAGCGACATCAACAACCTGTCGATCTGGGCGGATGACGCTTCCGAGCAGATGAAGATCACCGTCGACACCGACGTCCTGACCTTCATCCTGAACCAGGCTAACGCCGCCAATCAGGGGGCGACTGCCGGGTTGATCTCTGGCAACGTCAACCTCGGCACGACTGCCGCGCCGGTAGGCACGGTGGGGCGTAACCCAACCACGGGCCAGGTCGAGATCGTCGACTTGATCCTGCGCATCGGGCAAGTGCTCGACGAGCAGAATATCCCCGAGACTGGGCGCTGGATCGTCCTGCCGACCTGGGCTTCCTTCCAGATCAAGCGCTCCGAGCTGCGCGAGGTGTTCGTTTCGGGCGACCAGATCAGCATCCTGCGGAATGGCAGGTTTGGTCAGGTCGACCGCTTCACTATCTACGCTTCCAATCTGCTCCCCAACGGTGTTGCGGGCGGCTTGGCGGCGGGCGTCTTCCCGATCTACGGCGGTCATGCGCATGGGCTCACTTTCGCCTCGCAACTGACCAATGTGGAGACCATCCGGTCAGAGCGCACCTTCGGCCAGATTCTGCGTGGCTTGCAGGTCTACGGCCGGCAGGTGCTGGATAACAAGGCGCTGGCGCAGGCGCTGGTGACTCAGGCGGGGCCGTAGGCGGTTCTGTTTGGGCGGGCTTTCCGGCCGACACTCTCCCGGCCGGGGGCCTGCCTCTTTACTCTGGGAGTAATCGCCATGTCACTCGTGCTCCTGCTCCTGATCTTGCTGATTATCTTCGGTGTTGGTGGCTATGGCTGGCGTTCCGGCTACTACGGCGGTCCTTATTACGGTGGTGGCATCGGGCTCGTTATTCTTATCTTGATCATACTGTTGTTGCTTCGTCCTGGATACTTCTACTAGCATGGCTATGTATTATCTGCCAGTGAGTGTTTACGTGTCGGCGGCGCGCAGCACGCTGCAAGACCTGGTGTCGCCGTTTCGCTACGCCGATACCGACATCTACTTCGCTCTGAATACCGTTCTGGGCGAACTTTCACGTATTCGTCCGGACCTGTTCCTGGATTTGAAATATATGGGGCCATTACAGAAGGGAGACTTGGGCGATGGGGTGCCGCCGCAGTATATGTCGCCGACTGATGATAACACCCTGGTGCCGGTGCCCAGCAAGTATTTCAACCCGTTGATCTGGGGGCTTTCCGGGTGGTTGCAACTCTACGACGTGGCCGATACGCAAGACCAGCGTGCCGGGGCTTTCCTGCAACGATTCTCTAGCCACTTCCTAACTTTGAGCGCGCAATGACCACAACCAACATCGCCCGCCTTCAAGACCGTGTCCGGATCGCTGCTCCGGGCTCATTGGATGGTGTCATCCGCCTCGAAGCCTACGATGCGCTGAAGGAGTTCTTCGCGCGCACCGATGCCTGGCTGTTCGAACTGCCAGTCTATGTCACGCCGGAGACCAATGACTACCAGATCGACACTTGCCAGAACGCCATCGTGCAACGCTTGATGAGCTTGGAGCGCCCGCGCTCGCCGCCACCGCCGGAAGGACCCTGGCCCCCTGCCTATCTGCCGATGTGTCCGCCGCAGTATTTCCCGGTGTCGGAAAGCTCCAATCAGCCGGTCGAGAGCCAGAATCCGCTGTTTCGCACCCGGCGTAACGGCATCTTGCTGAATGCTGGCGCCAAGTGCCCCTTCCTGCGGATCGACCTCAACCCTAACGTGGCCGAAATCTGGGTCGCCACCCTCTCTCTAAACATCTGCGACCCCATGGCTGCGGACGGCTTTGCCGAGCCGCCCGACTGGGTGATGGAGAAGTGGGGTGGTTACATCGCTAGCGGCGTGATCACTCGTTTAATGCTGCAACCTGGCAAGCCTTATTCGTCTCTGCCCGGGGCAGGATACCATGGGCGCAAGTTCAACGAGGGAGTGGGCCTGGCGCGCACCGAGGTGCGGCGCATGTTCAACTATGGGGCGCAGCGCTGGAACTACCCTTCGGGCTGGAACTCACCCCGTCCGAGACTTCCCTACGGCAGCACGTTACTCTGAGAGCAACTCATGGGTCAGCCGGAACCTATCGGTCAGTTTAACAAGGTCGCGTATTTCTACGCCCAGGATACGGGTGTCCTCGGATCGTTCTCCAAGGACGCTAACGCGGCTGTCTTGTGCCGGCTCGACTACTCTAAGCTGACGCTGCCGCCCAGCAGTGTGATTGACCAGGTGTTCAATGTCGACCTCGGTAGTAACCCGCCTCTAGCCATAACGGCGGCTTACTACGACCAAACAGGCACGTATCTAGACTTTATAGTGTCGGGCGGAGTCGAGGGGCAGGGCTACGAGGTGACGATTGCTTTGCATTATGCCACGGGCGCCGGCCACACCGATACGCTGATGGTCGATGTTCCTCTGACGACTTGCGAGGGCGGTGCAGTATCCCGTGGCGTGAACGATGCCAATTATCCGATCGGCGACGGGATGGTGTTCATCAACACTGCGTTGAAATACACTGTCTCTTCGTCGTCGCCGAATGGTCCGAACATAAAAGATCAATGGTATAATCCCGATACGGG